ATTAGGTGAAACAAATGCTATTAAAATGATGGAGTATAACGAACTCGACCCTTCTAAAACCAGTGATAAATCTTATATTGCATCCAAACTTGGCTATTCAGCCGAAGGAGGAGGTAAAACAAGATGTTTTGCTATTGGAGATTACTGGTCTCAACTATCGTTAAAGCCAATTCAGGTTTCCCTGAATCGGACACTTAAATCAATAGGAACTGATTCAACGCACAATCAAAATAAAGGTTTCAAATCTTTATTAAGAAAGAGCAAAGGAAAAGTTACCTATTGTTTTGACCTCTCTTCAGCATCAGATCGTATCCCTGCAATTATGCAGAAACATCGACTGGAACTGTTAGGAGGAAAGAAATTAGCTGATAGTTGGTATTCAGTAATGACTAAACGAGATTTTCATATCAAATACCTCAAAACGAAAGTTAGGTGGGAAGTCGGTCAACCCTTAGGGTTGCTTTCTTCTTTCCCTTCTTTTGCTTTGTGGCATCACGACACCATCCAGTTTGTTTATAACAAACTGAGAAAAGCCAAAGGTGAAAACCTAAGGTTCTTCACCGATTATACTTTGCTCGGTGATGATGTTGTGATTTATGATAAGGATGTCGCGGATGCCTACCTTAAGTTGATGACGCAAGTTTATAAAATTGAAATAAACTTAACGAAATCAATCATTGGGTCGAAAGAAAAGAATCAGATCGAGTTCACCAAACGGCTCGCTCTCAAAGGTTCTGAGATGTCTTCAATTAAGTATAATTTAATGTCAAAGAACGATGATGTTTACATCGTCGATCTTATTGATATATTATACGAAAGAGATTTCATCCCCAAGGTAAACACTCACTATGCACTTGGTGACTTTATGTCATCAGATAAAAGTAACCTCATTAACTTCATACTTTGGGTACGATCAGCTTCAAGCACTCCTTTTGAGGGGAGTTCTCTTGACTTGCCGATCAGTCGAGAATCTTTTGAGTTAAAACTCAAAGAAATTCGACGTTCAAAGATTATGGAGAAAATGGACATCATTGAAGCTTACTTGATGGATGTTAATCCATTAAATAAGTACTACATTGATGCGGCGTTGCCTCATAGTGAACTGGCACTTGGTATAGGATCCTTCCAAATGGAGGATTTCCTAAAGTTACACCCACTAGTGTGGGCTATTAAACAAAATGGATTAGATCTAAGTTATATCTTAGCTGGTCTCTTTGCCGATGAAGCTCAAGACATTGCTCCTGCTGAGTATTTACCCTTAGTTTCAACGAGTTCGTATTTCATTGACCGAAAGGCCAAAGGAATATTTCTGTCGAAGTTAATAAAGGAAGTATACCAATGCTTGCTTAAAGAAGAACAAACAGTAGTATCTACCTGATCTATTGAAAGATCTTGGCAGGGATAAAATATGCTAAGGTCGTCTAACAAGACGAGTAATTGTAACATGATCTCCTAAGGGAG